GGCCTTCGGAAAGTGCGCCGTCAGCAGTAGACAGCGTGTGCGTCGTACCAGAAAGCGTGATTGCACCGACACCGCTTGTTAAGCGATCGACGATCTCCAAGTTTGTATTCGTAGTATCACCCCATGTACCCGACTGCTCGCCGTTGGTAATGAGTTCGATACCGGTATTGATGGTGTATGTACTGGCCATAGTTTACCTCTGAGCCTCCGTCACGGGTTAATTTCAGTATAACTTGTTGTCGTGCTTGGCACAACAGGTGTCCAATCTGTGTCAGGTGAAGGCACAACGCGGCCCCACACCAACACGCCCCAAGGGGAGATCAGACCATCTGCGGTGACGCCCGTGACATCAACGTCTATACCGGTTCCTGTGGTGACAGTAACAGAACCAACAGTCGATGTCAGCTCAAAACCTGTTACTGGGATGCGCTGGTTGTTTTTGATGGTGACTTCGCCAACCGCGCCCGTTCCTACGAGCGGTAATGAGATCGGCGTGCCCCAAGCTCCGGCGCCCCACGTGTTGCGGCCCCAGCCCTCAAACGTAACCAGAGCATCTTGCCGTATAGAAGAAACCAGACCGTCGGCAGCTACGCCTACAGGGCTGACCACGGCAATACCGGTGGCTGTAACGGAGCCAACACCACCTGTAGCAGAAAGTCCGGTTGTAGCAGGTGCAGTCGACCCAGTAGCAACTGCGGCGCCAACTGCGCTGGTTGCGGCGACCCCAGTAGGTTCGACGTTTACACCCGAACCCTCGCCGATCGTGACGCCTTCAATTCCGCTGGTTGCCTCCACCCCTGTAACAACGGCAGCGACAAGTGCACGGAACGTGACCTCACCGACATCAGACGTGGCGGCCAGACCCGACACAACAGCATCTGCACCTGCGGCCACCGTAACGGCACCGACAGCACTCGTTGCCTCCACCCCGGTTGTTGGGACTTCAGTCGTACCTGACGTGGTGACGACACCAACAGAGGCTGTAGCTTCCTGCCCAGCGATGACAGGTTCGACGTTAATCACGACGCTCACAGAACCTACAGAGCCCGTGACCCCAAGGTTCCCAGACACAACAGAAGAGTCGCCAGTAACAGTTACGCTACCGACGGCACTTGTTGCACCTAGCCCAGATATCACAACGGGGGCCGCTTGACCCCACGGCCCCTCAGACCAAGATTCTCGGCTCCATCCTGTGATATTCGCCATAACCAGTCACTCCTCCGTTAGGCAGAGTGGCTTAGGCAATCCGGATGATGGCCGTTGAACTATCGGCAGTAGGAAAAACAATCTGAAAATCGCCTGCGGTCGACGTCTTGTCAGCACCAAAATCTAGAACAACAACACTTGGATCGCCTGCCGCAGTGTCATTATAGATCAATGCGCCACGTGCAGTGATAGTGGCTGACGTGAATGTCAGGTCATCAAAGTCTGTGAAGGCTGTCGTCCCAGATGTTGTTGGTGTGACATTTGTCAACGTGCCGCCGCCGGCTGCGTAGGAACCAGAGTTACCAACTTCGTTTGTCGCGGTGTAAGCCGTTGTGGCTGCCGTAAACGCAGCACTGTTGGTGTACAGCGCCAGCTTGAATGAATTGCCAGTGCCTGTCGTAAAGTTATGCACACCCTGCAGGATCTCCTGCTTGAATGATGTACAAAGAAAATTCCCAGTGAACGCCATGTCACAGTTTCCTTATCAGTTGTGCGAGGTCGGGATGACCCGCGTCATTGAGTGCATTATACACAGTTGTGCGGTCGCTGCGAACCGCTTGTTTCAAATAGTGCTCGACCACCTTTTCGATGTGCTTTTGAAAAGCAACCGCTTGATCCCGGATAGCGGGAGGTGCAGTGTCAGCCACTGAAACAACTTTCTGCGCGCACTGTGCAGCAAGCTCCTCGGGAGTGAACCCCCTGTTATTGGTTGCGCGAACACCAACGAGAGGAGCGTCTTGCTTTACACTAAGGTCTAAACTGAACATCAGGTCTTGGGCCTCACGACTTGACCAGTGCGATACTGGTCTGTGGTTTCCTTGGCTTCGCCCAGAAGTTTAATTCCAACGATGGATTCCTGCAGGCGCTTTTCGTAAAGCGACAGGACATCAGGCTCGCCCTTCATGAAAATGTACGCTTCCAAAAGGGATCCGTAAAGCATGGCCATTTCAGCGTTTGTGCTGAGCCAGGTCGTTCCATCGTCCGAAAGCTCAGTGATGCTCTGAGGCCGATACAGATAGTGGAGTTCCATGGTGAACTCCTGATCAGGCGTCGGACCCAAGAGAAAGTAGTCGACGTCGAACTGAGCGTAGTACTTCGGCGTGCCTGTAGTGGTGGTGTCGGGATTGTACTGTTGTACAAAAGACACGTCCTTGAAGTCCAAGAAACTACGGTCGCCGTTGCTGCCGCGGTAGCTCAAAGAGTACGGTGCCAAGAAGTCGGACGGAACAGCCAAATATGGGTTCCCGTTGTCAGAAAACGCAGTAGCATTTTTACGGAACAAGCTGAGTTGCACCTGCTTGAGAATGCGCTCTTCAGCCTGGCGGATAAACAAAGGGATGTTGTTGACGAAAGTGGTCTCGTCATATTCAGAGTAATCCTGAATCGCCTGCTTGAGTTGGCCGTATGTAAAGCTCATGTTGTCACCACCGTAACCTGTCCCGCCTTACCTATCATACGAACGCTCACAAGGCTAGGTGCCTCTACTGTCGGCACATCCACGTAGACCTGAAGCGCCTCGGGCTGATCAGGGCGGGGATTGCGTAAGGCCTGCGGATCCGGGCCTGCCTTTGGAGGGTAGAGCTGCGGGTGCTTCGCCTCATACTCGTCGGACCCGACAAGCGCACCCGTCCACTCCTTGCGCATATCGCGCAGGCGGTAACGAAAACCAGACCGGTCAGAGATCCCATACGCGTTTTTGTCGGAAGCAAAAGCCATAGCTCAGACCCTCATCGAGCGAGCACTTGGAACAAGCCTCAACCCTACACGAGTCTCGTCCTCGTTAGCAGCGCGCTGAAACTCTTCCTCGTAGATTGACTTCATCATCTGCACGCGTTCTGGAGCCCGCTTAACAGAGAGGTAGTAGGCCAAGCCCGCAACCATGCAGGGGTAAAACCGAAACGGGATCCCCGTGGTGTCGGTCAGGTTGTCGACGTCCTCGATACGCTGCACATAGTAATACACCAGCTGGTCTGTGCTGTTCTCTGGCGTCTGCCAGAGATTGATCACAGGTGCGATCTGACGGTCGTAATAGAACTGAGACGGGCGGCCCTGGTCTGTTTTGTTCGGGAAGTCCAGGTAGTCGCTACGGCTGATCCGAGCCATCTCATAGTCCGTGCCGTCGCGACGCAACACCATGTCCAGTATGTCGACGACATCTTCTGCAAGAGTGTATTGCGCCGTGCCTTGCGTCACAGTGGTTGTGCCAGTCGACACCGTCCACATATTCAGGCCCCGATTGGCCCACTCCGCAAACATGATGTTCATCGAGCGACGAGCCGTCTTGGCGTCGTAGCCCGTACGCATCTCAAGACCGATACGCTCATAGGCCTCTTCAATCGCTTCTGCGACGTCGAGGTTGAAGTCTCGTGAGCCCGATGTTGTCATTTCTTTTTCGCCGTTTTGGCCGACTGCTTGAACGCCTTGTTAGTTGGCGCCCCTTTAGAGCCGGGCTTCCTCATCTTCTCGCCAGAGCCTGCGGCTATCCGCTTCTTCTTAGCTTGAATGTTGGCATACAGACCAGGCTTCTTAGCCATTACTTCTTACCCATAGCCATTTGCTTACGGGGGCTGCACATCGACTGATCGACCGTGCCGCCTTTTTTATATCCCGCTTTGACAGAGCCACCTTTCATGTAGCCCTTTTTCATTGCGCCTTTAGTCTTTGAACACTTCTTCATCGGAGGCTCCATCACTTGTTTTGCCATGTTGGTGCGGTTCATATTACTGTCCCACGTTGTCTTTGAACGACATCCACACTGCACCTGCTATGAATAATAGCAGACCACCAGTGGCCAGTCGAACAGTTGTTTGCCAAACAGCCTTGCGCGTATCACGCCATGCGGACAACAGGCTTCGCAACTCATCCAGATCCTTGGGAGCACTCTCGTCGTGCAAGCCAAGCTCTTCAAGCGCGGCCCTCGCTCCTCGCTTCGCGGACCGGTCGAGCATTGCTTCTAGCTCTTCAGCTGTTATCTGCACGTTACTCATGTCAGCATTTCCATCTTTTGCGGGCAGCCTTGCCCCGTTCGCCTGTCCAGCTCCCAGACCGTGCACAAAAAGATGCCTTACGAGCCTTGTCCGCTTTGGTCTTAGGATTTGGAGCTGGCGCCTTCAAATTGCTGCCGGTCTTTTTGTTGTACTTCGCGCGGCCCTTAGCTGTGAGGCCCGCGCCTTCTTTGACGGAGAGTTTCTCTCCGCGTCCAACTGAAAGATTCACGCCAGACCTTGCCATGCTGCCACCTAGCTGTAGAAGATGTTGGCCGAAGTGACGTTTGTCATCTCGACGTAGATCCCCTGGCGCACAAGTAGTCCCTCGCCTGGAATACTGAAGATGTTGGCATAGGTGTCACCCGCTGAAACCTGCGTGCTGAAAACCCAGCCACCCTTCCCGTTCACGTAAGAGCAAACAACGGTGCCTGAAATGGTGCCGCTGTTGAGCTCTGTGAGAGTGAACGCGTTTGCCGATGTCACGGTGATGGGGTAGTTGCCAGAAGAGGCCTCTCCGCCTGTTCCTGTGCGGAAGGCGATACCTACGATGTCCCCAGTCTTCAAGCCGTGACCAGTCGAGGTCACAGTCACTGTCGTACCAGATCGTGTGTAGGTTGCTGCTACGGGAGCAGTCAGCGTGTCAAAGATGTTGAGGTAGCCAGCCGTGGCTGTCCCAATATAGGACAGCCCCGTTATCCGAGCTCGCCCCAGAAGAGCAAAACCGGAGCCGGGGCGGTGAACACTTTTTGTATCAGAACCAGCCATGCTGTATCTCCTTAACCTGCGGAGACAGAAAGCGTTCCGCCATCATTCCAGAGAGCACCAGCAACGCTAGGGTCCGATGTCGGGACAACGAAGACGTTGTCTGTAGCTGTTGCGGTAAGAGTGCCTGTGGCTGTTACTGTTGTGGCTGTAACTGCGCCTGTGACGTCGCCAGTCACATCACCTGTGATGTCGCCTACGAAGCCGTTGGCCGAGTTTACTGGTCCAGAAAATGAAGTCGTACCCATTGGAATCTCCTGTCGGGGTAAGTGTCAGCCGCACAATGCAGCTGTCAGGGATGTCCCCACACTACAAGAAATGGCCTCGAAAGAAAAGGGTTTAAACATACTCGAACCTCCAACCCTTATACGGCCCACGGCTCAACGCCTTGCCTGACCTAACAGAGCGCTGAACCGTCGGAAGAAAGATGCCGAGCTCCTCCTTAATCGCCGTGGTCCTAGAATACACCGTCTCTGTCCCGTCTGGAGCAATCGCTTTGACAGACTGACCCATCTTGGCCTTCGACTCCTCGCTGTGGGACTTACCAAGCCAGTTCTGATTACCTGTCACCCGTTCCGCAATCGCCTGACGCTCTTCTGCCGAGCGCACATGCCCAAGAGCATTGGTGTTCCCCTTGAGCCCCTCAGACATCTTCTGGCGCGTCTCCTCCGTCGGGATGAACCGGCCGCCGCGGCCCTCGGCTAACGCAGCGTGGACCTTGGTCCTGATCTTCTCCTTGGTCTCATCGCTGTGCTTTCTGCCCGTGCGTGGGTCCGAGGTTTTCCACTGCTCAATAGTTGCTTCGCGTATCACCTGCTTTTGTTGTTCAGAAAGACGTCTCCCATAGTTTGGGGACTCCTCCCCTGTTCTGCCACGCATGGGGCTGTCGAACCAACGTGAGAGGTTGCAGCATAAGGGATCCTCGAACAACTCGTTTATCAGAGCCTCCTCAGCTATCCCCATCGCTACGGTGCAGTCAAATTCCGCTAGTTTAACAAACGCAAAAGCGCTCTCTCCGTGCTTACTCCATGAGGATTGAAGCTTGGGGTTGGGATGGGTTCGCTTTCTCAGTTTCGTGCGATGCGTTCTCCAGCGCTCATACAAATTGCCGCTACTACCTATGTAGAACTTTCCACTTATCGTGTTTCTTATCTCGTACACAGCAATGACATTGTTTGATTTTGACACAGGAAAATCCTTTTCGGTATAAGTCTCATTAACCGTACTGTATCTTGTGTTATACTTGTAGTCAAACAAAAGAAAAGCCCCGCCGAAGCGGGGCTTAAAAAGACCTAAGTCCTTGTTTTTATTAGGCTGCGCCGGGTGAGCCGAACACTGCGCGAGGGTCACTGAACCCGAAGCTGTAACGCTCCCTCGCTTTGAACCTCATGTTACCTGTGTCGAAGTCGGCTTCCATGCCGGTCGACAGAGGTGTGCGCTCGAAGTGTACGAAGCCACGAGGTGCGTCAGTCTTGATGAAGAACGCATCTGGATCTGTGAGGAAGTCGTTGACAGCGTAGCCGTCAGGAAGCATCCCCATTGATTTAAGCGCGTTCACATCGTTGTCGGCTGTGCCGACGCGGAGGTTCGATACCATCAGACGCTCTGCGATAAACTGCAGTTGGCGAGGGATGACAAGCTTCAGGCCGCGAAGAGCGATCTTCATGCCGCGCTCATCAACAAAACCAGCAATGTTGATCAAAGCATCTTCGAGAGATGTTTCGTTCAGGTCAGCTGCAGTTGATGGAGTGTTGGCAAAATCACCACCGTTAGCAAGTGGGTGGTTAGTCGCACAAAGCGCCTTACCGT